AAAAAAACCCCCGCCATAGTATAAAATAACTGAAGGAAGATAGCGTGGATAGATTGATCTAACGCATCAACATCAGCAGTACCAAAAACTTTTTTCCATTCCTTACCAAACTCGACACCTAACCTCTTAGCTGTCTTATCACCACCCCCACGAGACTGTTTCTGTCCCACGGAAATGAAAGGCCCGCGCTCCATAAGCATACGAGCCGTTTGAGTAATTCGTTCAAGACAAATAAAGAATTCATTAGGTATCTCATAAGTCCTGACTTTGGCTAACCACCTTTCCCACACCTCTATATGTTTCTGCTTCTGACCCTTATCGGTATAATGTTCATTTTTATAACTCTGTGTGTTGATACATTCCGGGGGATCATATCCAGCCAAAAATGCAGCAACACTATACAGAGTAGCAGAATGAGAGTGTACTTTCTTCTGAGAGGCCTTTCGTATCAATTCGACCTCTTCACCTTCCCCTTCAATTTTGAAACGTTGAACTTGCTCCATATATGTACCAGCAGAGCCTCCCAAATACATTCCTTCACACCTCTGGAAAGAAATCTCAGGATCAATCGTGCCAATTTTGTCAGCTACACCCATTACAGTGTACATAACATTTAATGCTTCTGGCACTGACTTAAGAGCCTCTTTCAACGGCTCCGTCAATTTGTCTGTATTACGCGCATGCTTTGCCATGGCGGCAACAGACTTAGATCCTTCAAGATTATCCATAGCGGAAATTATGTGAGGTCGACCATTTGTGGTCCCAATAGCAGAATTATACCCAGAGATAGCTCGCATAGAGAGCTCCTTCAAAGAAGGAACAGTAGTCTTCTCTTGCTCTTCAATCAATTTCATTCTCGGTGCATTCCAAGGGGTAAAATTTAGATAAGGTCGCCAAACGTGATTCTTATACCATGCTTTATTTTCTCTAATTCCTCTCTCTTGAAAATAAGCCATGTCAGCCATCTGCAGAGCAACCTCTGTCCTAGCATCAACACATCTCATAGGAGAGTTGTCCATCGGGATCCTCGTAGTGTTAGGAGCCATAAAGAAGTGGATATTGGTATGACCAGATGCCTCAATGGCAAACTTAAGAGCTTCTTCATCACTCTGCCCATACCTCCTCTTCATTATTACGCCATGACTAACATCACAGCACGAATCTAATTTAGACTTCGCCTCGGCCAAAACCTCATGCGTTGTCTTAATCCTACCATTCTCTCTACGTTTTACAAAGAGAAGAGGAAGTTTAAGATCCGCCCTAAACTTAATTGAAAGATCACAATAACAAATTTGTACATGTTCACATTTGGAGGGACCTAGCCACTGGTATGTGGCAACAGGTTCTTGTTTCTCAACTCCAATCTTTTGATCGG